ATTACACCGATCTCGACGACAGCGATGATGGTAAGCCAATTCCTTTGGCTTACGGGTTGATCGTTGACGTCAACCCAATGTGCGTCAATCGATCAATCTACGACAAGGCTTCGGCACAGACGTACGAGTGGAAACTGTGTGACACGACAGACCACGACGGCATAGATTCCATCCAAGCTGTTCGGTACAAGGGCACGGCGCTCACGCCTGTCTCACCGATTACCGACCCGCCAACCGCTTCCGGGCAATACGGCTCAGTGGAT